CGGGAGATCATCTCAGTGGCGATGGTCTCCCAGGAGTAGAGGTCTGCCAGATCATAGATGGCGGACCGTGCCTGAGAGGCGGTCAGTTCGGAGGCGGTGATCTGAGCGTAGGTCATGGGGTTTCGGTTGAACTGAAAGTATTGTAAGGGGTCAGGGGGTCAGGCGGCGGTGCTTTGTGCCACTTCCTCATCTGGCACACCGTGAAGAATGTCGATCATCTGCTGGTGGTAAGCATCAGCTTTGACCACTACATTGTGAGACTCAGTTACATCCTCAATGTCATACTTTGTGAGTTCCAAAGTATTAATCACAGTGGAGAGGAGATCAGTCAGTGCCTCAATCTTTTGAGCGTCAGTCATCAGATCCCTTTGCGGTTGATCCTATTGTAGGGGGTGGCGCCCCTCAGAACGCCACCAACTGATCCAGATCCCATTGTGGCACACGGGCGACCTCATCGATCACGTAGTTGCCGCGATGCTTGCGAATCCAGGCGTTAACGTGCTTCGTGGTGGTGGCGCTCCACTGGTAAGCGGTGCGGATCCAACCCTTGCCAGGGACGATGGCGGCGACGGGTTGATCATAGGAGAACAGGATGCAGGTCCCGTCTGCCAGGGTCACCTCGGTTTGGTTGCTGCCGACTTGCTGGACTTTCATGTGGTTCGCTTGTGAACTGAGAGTATTGTAAGGGGTCAGCGGGCGATCAGGTCGCCTGCAGTGTACAGTGCCTGAGCTGTCACATGGCGGACGGGGCGAATCGGTTCCCAGAGCAACCACAGCAGCAGAGCACCAACGGTCAGGCGGAGCATGGTAGCACGGTGGAAGTCTGCGGAGCGGGAACGGGTCAGGGCTTTGATCATGGTGCCAGGTGAGCGGGGGAACCACAGGAGCGGTAGAATTCTACCATGCGTTCCGCTTCGTCAAGGGTGGGGAACCATTGCGACCGCCACTCACAATTGTTGTAGGGGACCTGGTAGCGGACTTCGTAGCGGGTCAGTGCCATGGGTCGATTGAAATGCTTTGGGGTGGGCAGTCCTCACCTCTGCCCTTGGGGGGTCCTCTTTCCTCCCCCCTGGTGAACATAGTATGGCACGGGCTGGGGGTCAGATCAACGGGGTCTGTGCCAGTTCAAAAAGTGGCACAGGGTGGCTGGTCAGGGGGTGCTGGGGCTCTATGATAAGGTCACAAGCGAAGGAGGGGCGGGGTATCCCTGAGGATGAAAAAGGTCGCCACGGGAGCAGCCTTAAATTATAAAAAGCATCGCAAAAAAGGGAGGGCGTCACCGCCACCCCAGAAAGGTGGCAGGGTTGCCATAGTCTGCGATCACAATCCCATTGCAACGGATCTCACAGTAACCGTAATCCTCAGACAGACTGTAGCACAGATCGTAGGCGCGATCCTCATCAGTGGTCGTGTTCTCCCAGGGAGCGGAGGGGCAGATCACATCGTAACGCATTCGGTTTGGTTCGTTTGGTATGAAACCAGTATAAGGGGTCAGGCGGCAGGATCGGGGGTGGCAGTGTGCCACCTATTCAACTGGCACACTGAAAGCGTCCGCTGTTGAAGTTATGATAAGCGAAGACCTCACGATTGACCAGTTTGAACATACCAAACTCATTGGTCATGACATAACCTTCGGCATCAATTCGGTTGCCGTTAATGTAAGCGGCAGGACCATCATTGCGGCAGAGGAACAAACAATCATCTTTGATAGACTTCACCAATGCCCACAGACGCAGCAGGTTAATGTCACAATCAAAGTCTTTGGGGTTGACTTCTTCACCAGCACGAATGCAGGCATTGATCTGTTGTTTGATCTTTGTCGCTTCCTTATCACTCACAAAGGTGGCAGTGGTTGCCATTTGACGGGCAAAGTTGCAGACCTCTTCAACATCAGCGAACGACTCCTGATTGTGCAGGATGTATGCATTCGGTTTCACGAACTTCACGTGCTCAGTATCATTCCAGATAGCACGGTCAGGGAATGCAACAGCGTCACGAAGATCGCTCTCAGCATAATAGCAAGTGTGCGGAGCGATGATGATGCTTTGCGTTACAATGTCACCGAACTGATAGGTAATGGTGTTGGAAGTGTACTCATTCAGTCCACCAAACCCGATGAAGTCTGCCTGATAGATTGTCTCAGTACGGGGCAGACTATCAAAGCAACAGTGCAGAATCTGTGCAACGTTGCCATCATAAAATGCATCTACCTCTTCGTGAGAGTGAGCAATACGAATCTTTTTCTTGTTAAAGACTGCTTTGGTGCCCACGAAAAATGTACCCGTGGCAGGGTCAATACCCCACACGATAGCAGGAGCACCATCAATCTTCACAGAAAGATGACCCTTTGCAGTGAACCAATCAAGAACCGAAAGGTCACCCGTCAGGATGGTATCTTCGGGGTGTTCGAGGTGTGTGTTTTTCATACTGTTAGTATTGCACGAAAAAAGGAGGTCTGCAAGGGGGTGTGTGACAGTTCCTCAACTGTCACAAGTCATCCAGATTTACATTTTCCCAACCACTAAAATCAGGTTCTACATCACCCAGAAGTTGCTGAGCATAATATAACGTGCCACGTTCAAAGTTTCTATCACGAAAATCATCAGTTTGCCCACGATGCTTATACCAACTGAGAACACCGTGACCAACATCAGAACGACTCACAATCGCCATATAATGATCATCACACCACACTTCATTCTCTTCTGCCATCTCACGCAATGCGGTGAGAGTTGCACAACACCAGTTGCGTTCTAGAAAGTTACCATTCTCATCAAAACCACATTTAGGATCATCACCTTCCCAATCTTTCACGAATGTGGAACAACGGGGGCATTTGTAAGTCATCAGATCCCTTTGTTTGTGATCTTAGTATTGCACGAAAAAAGGGGGGACGCAACCCCCCTTGTGCCACTTATTCAACTGTCACACTCTCAATCAGTTCTTGAATCACATCTTCATCATACACATACGAAATCTCAGTGAGAACATCCTCCTCAGATTTACCTGCGAAGTTCTCAACAATCGTATCATACGCAAACTGAATCAAACACTTAACGTCCATCTCATCAACAATACGCTCAGCGTAGTTTTCAATGAGTTGGTCAAGTTGTTGGGAAGTGAGAGTCATGAGTTTGTATCAGTTAGAAGGAAAGTTACGGCAGACAGCATCACATAGCGTCTTCACCAGTTCCTGTTGTTCTTCATTGTATTCATCACCCCAAGTGTCATAAAAAAAACTTTCGATGATACAATCAATGTCCTCCATGAGTTGTTCACGAGCAGACAACATTTCCAGTTTAGGATTCAATTCAGGCATCAGTAATCGTAGTTAGCGTTCAGGTACTCATTGACATCGAACTTCTCATCACGAAGTTCAGGAATGTCAAGGTCAAAAATCTCACCGGGCATGTCTTGGATTTCAGACCAGAGTTCATCAAACATGGTTTGTCTCTCAGGGACGAATGTAATGTATCAGGGTCTGGGGGGCATTGCAACCCCCCTTGTGCCACTTGTCAGACTGTCACACCAAACAGAATGCGTGGTTTTGAACAACATTTACCATGACACATTCCTGACGAAACTGTTTCTTATACTCGTCTGCAATGATCAACACTTCATCCAACATTTCCTCAGAGATAACAGTGAGAATACGAACCTTTTCGTATTCACCATTCCAACAACCATAACCCTCAGTGAGTGTAAACCCCGTCAGGTTTTCTTGAATGATTTCTTTCAAAAACGAAGAGAACATTACTGCATTCACTTCACCTGCATCAGGAATGTTTGCACCGAAGTAAACAGTGGTGGTGAACATTGAAGTTTCTCAACTGTGGTTAGAATACACGAAACCAGGGACCTTGCAACATACCCTGTGACACTTTCTCAACTGGCACTCTTCATGTAGATACGGTCCATAATGCACAATGAAAGGTCAAAACGAATGTCATCATCAACATCACCCATCTTTGCCTGAATAGCATCAGGAATGATCTCTTGCATAAAGTCTACCCAACGTTCATCAGCAAAAATATAATCAACCACTTCAGGGGTCAAAGCATCAGCGAGTTTCTGAATAGTTTGGTTGGAGAGAGTCATCAAAACCTCACGAACAAATGTACACTAACCCATCACCTGGTAGGTTGCAACCACCCTTGTGCCACTAGACAAACTGGCACAAGACCCCTTGATCGGGACCATCTGCCGTGATATCTTATAACAAATTCAATGAGGGGAGAGGTATCCCTGTAGACGAAAATACATCGCCACCGCTCCTGCCATAAAATATTCATTCTCAATAAGGCGCGCCTTATTGAGAATTATATCATGTGCCAATATTTAAACTGGCACATTACTCGAACGGATCGAACTCTTGTACCCTACAATGGATATCTTCACCTGGTTCGAGTTCGAGTAAGTCACGCCAATTAATATTATCTAGATCTAGATCATCATAACACATGATGTCTAGTGTTACCTGTATGATGCGTTTTTGTGCTAGCATAGGTGTCTCGTCTAGATGTATGTGTCTAGTCTAGATTGTATCATGCATAATGACGATATGCAAGACTTTCGTAATCTTGCCCATCTCGTGCATAATCCTCGTCGAGATCTAGTGCATCTTGTGCATAATACTCGTCGAGATCGTATGAATGATCGTTACAGTATGTGTAGTCGAGATCGTAGTCGTCGTACATAAGCTCGTCGAGATCTTTGAAACGCATGTGTATTGTAGCATAAAGCTCGACGAGATGCAAGATATACTAGATGTAGATCTCGACGAGATTCATAACAATATATATGTGTTCTCGTCTAGAATTGTGTGCTTCTCGACACATGTTCTCGACTAGATTCTATCACGAACTCATAAGAATGTCAAGTCCTTATAAGTCTTGTGTGGGTCTCGGAGCATTTTCGCGGGGGGGCGGACTTGACAAACTCCGCGTCTTATGATACGCTCGCTTAGGTCACAAGACCCAGACACATTTATAAGTATTAAACACATAAGGTCTGGGTATTCTCAATAATATCAACTTTATTGAGAATATTATAAAAAACACAAATATATTTCTGTTAATAATAGGTTAAATCTTCATTGTATACTATACGACACAAAATCTGTCATACCATACAATAAATCATATATACCATACAATATATTATGGTGTAACACCTTACAATATAAAATGGAAAGAGGCATCATCTATCTCATTCTCAACAAGCAAACAGGTGAAAAATACGTCGGAAACACCACACTTGCGATGAATAAAGAATGGGTACACCACATCGACCGTTCTAAAAGAATGTCATCTGAACCTTTACATAAGGCATTCAGACAATATGGTGTGCATAACTTTATGATCAAAGAGTTAGATGAATACGATGATACCTGTTTAGAGAACAAACTCAATGAATGGATAGACAAATATAAACCTGAATACAATCTTATTGTTACTAATGTAGAAAAAACGGTAATCTCAATGCAGGAAAAGCGGGAACCCGTAGGGTTGAGCGATAGCGAGATACCTAAACCTAAAAAAGAAAGAACATATAAGTCATCACCACACCTTATACAATGGAATGAAGAGAATAGAGGAGATGGTAAACACTTTGGTATTAAAATAAGAGGTAAGAACTTAGATACTGGTTTATGTACTGACTATGAAAATGCAAGAGTCGCAGCAGAACAAGTGACAGGTAATCCGCGAAACAATTCTAACATTCTACTTGCTGCCAAAACTGGTAGAACTGCATACGGATACAAATGGCAATTATTAGAAGAGAAGAAGAATAAAAGATCGGTATTTGGTGTCCATAAAAAAACGGGGTTGATTGGTCCCCGTTATGAAAGTATTAACGCTGCTGTTCGTGCCTTTGAATGTACTGATAAACACAGCATTCTCAAAAGTCTGAAGAACCCTGGTAAGTACAGTTGGAAGGGTTACTTTTGGTTCTTTGGTTGAACTGTTGCCTTATACGGAACTTTACCAGTCTCGGTATACATCAGAATATCATACTTGAACTTGCATTCTAATGGACGTTCATTGCACAACTTGAGTGTTTGATTGACCGTTGACTGATGTGTCACTGCACCAGAGAGTGAATATCCAATAAGTGTTGAAAGAATACAATAAACAGGTATCAGAAAACTGGTACGATTTCTGAGTCTGTGTACCCTTGTTTCTTCACGTGTTGTTCCCATAATGATGCATCCTCAATGTTATAGAAAATTGCGGTTTGTTTGGTGATTTTGTTCTTCTTCAATTTGTAGTATACAACTTGGTATTTCATTGTCATTCCAATGTCGAATTACGCCTGCAATAATAAAAAGATTAGTGAGAAGATAAGTGCCGAATATAATAGTCCGTATATGAGCAACGTGGTCTGATTCTCTGTCATTCTTTGATGCCTTTTCGCCTAATGCCTTTGCCCAGAATCTCCATAATGTTTTTCTCTTCTTCATGGAACTTTATAACGTTTGCCGATGTCAGGGTTGTATGGAAGTAGGTCTGCTTCAATCTTTATTTCCTTTTGCTTTTCTTTTGTGGTTCTTGTATCCAGAACATTGGTATTCATTAACTTTGGAGCAGTCATTTGTTCTGGTACATAAGAGTCTGCCAGACCAACACCAGTTGATGTTCTCATTCCTGGTCGATACTTGAGTTGAGCAGTGAGTGGAATCTTATCCTGGTTGCGGTCATAGGCAGCAGCCATTCTTGCAGATAATGTTGCTTTGACTGGTGTTGCTTTTTCTTTTGCCTGTTGAATCTTTGCTAGAAAGTCTTTGAATGTTGTTTGTGTTCCAGTTCTTAATGCTTGACCTGATGAATACCGTTCTCTTTCGGAGGCAGAAGATTCAGATGGTTTTGGTTGTGCAACTGGTTTTGCTTGTGGTGCCTGAGCAACTGGTTTTGGTGTCACACCAAACTGTGAAAGACGTGACTTTAACTCTGCCTGAAAGTTCTTGAATGATCTCCAGTCACTTGTTGTTTTTGGTGATGTGATCTGTGCTCCAGAAGAGTGCTTCCAAATGTTGTGCTTTCCCGTATCACGCACAAGTTCAAATCCTTTCTCAAGGGCATGTTTTGCAAACGGGTCTTTTCTGCCTTCTTGTATGTCGTTCACTACTTCTCTGAAAGAATCTCTTCTGAATATTTATCAGTACGGTATCCGACATACTCTAATTGACTCCACTGTTCTTTGTAACAAAGCACAAGCACTCTGTTGTTTTTGTGCAGTGAACATGCTTGAATGTTTTGTTCATCTTTTGGAAACACATTGGTCTCAATGGTGATGTACTCCTTATCGGCAAAGTATACCCACCCCTCAACACCTTTGGTCCATGAAACATAGTCATTCAAACTGGGTTTATACATACGCTGCTTCAAGTGGAGTTTGCTTTGGAATCATTGCAGAATACGGTGTTGTGTTTCCTATATCCACCGACTGTCCAATGGTTTTGGAGTTGATGGGGGAATAATAGGTTCTTGTTTTTGTGTTGTAGAACCCCCAGATACAACGGACGGGATCACCAAGATTGTAGTCAAACCGACGCTGATAATGAATCCAGATAGCAATAACATTGCGTTTAAACTCTGTTTGCTCATAATACATTCTTTTGGGTGCCTTATGGGGAAACTCAAGCATCGACAACGGCACGGAGACGGTTTGGATTGTATCCTTCGGCAATGAGGTCATTTAACTTTGCACTTGCTTGTTCTTTGGTCAGTTGAACAGTATCAACATCCACCAGTTCCCAACCGCTGGTGGTCAGTTCTTCAAGACGATAAAGTTTTTCCATGGTTATCAGGTCGTAAATGCATCAATGATACCAGATTCATACTCATCCACAAGAGCAAACTTTTGTGCCTTGACAACGTTTGGCATAATCAGATTCTGATAACGTTCATCAAAACCTTCTTCTTCTGCAAGAAGTTCAAATGCTTCCGTGTCATTCTCAGCAATCAGTGAAACGACTCCACCATACTCAGAAGATGGAAACGGAACCCAGTAGTCAACAATGTAAAGAGATTTCATTGGTATGTGTAAATTACTCCTTTATTTTAGTATGACGCTCAGTGTTTGTCAAGTTTGCAAGTTGTCTTTGAATCTCAAACTTGACGGGAAACAAATGTGATGAAAAGAAACCAGCATACTGCCCATCCTTGAGAAGATTGTAAATGTTCTCAACCTGCATCTGTGCCAGAATGAGTTTTGTCTTCTGGTCCATCAAACAAACTCCTGAATGTAGTAGTCTACGGTGACTTCCAGTTCTGCTGCTTTTTGTTCATAAAAGTTGTCAGTGTACTGCTGGGCAGCGACCCATGCTTGATGGTTAAACTGTTCGACCTCAGCATGTTTCATAAAGTCTTCAAATGCGTTCATAAACTGTTTAATGTCCTCGTCGTTCATTTTGCGTAGCGGCAGTTAGGGTGAGGTGCAGGAAGTTCGGCACATGCTTTATCATATGCCTTGAACAGTTCTTGGTCACGTTTGATGAGAACACCGTTCCACATCAAAATAGCAATGAAAGCGAGAAAGATGTAAGAGGTCTTCATCAGCAGGCACCGTAGAAAGGATTGCCAAGTTGAGGCAGGTTGGAGTTGTCACGGGTCTCAGTGTAACCAAGTGCCACACGCTCACGGATGTCCAGCAGCATCTCCACACGGTTCAGAAACTTCTTCGACACTTGACCGTGAGGAGCAAAGGTAACAGCACGGAGAAACCACTCTTTGCTGATGTCACCGTAGGGGGTCTTGACGGGGTAGAAGTCAACAACCATGTTACCGTCCTTGCTGGTCAGTTGAGGCGTTTGCATCGGGTCTTCCCCTTGACTACCTTAGTATTATAGGTCAGAAGGACGGCACCACGTCGTTCCGTAGACCAGTTTGCGAAGTGTCCATCTGCTCAAACACCGTGTAAAGTTTGTTATACAGTGCTGGCACACTTCCATATTCTCTTGCGATTTGATGTTCTTCCCTGACTCCAAGTAACTGCAGTGCAGATAGAATCACACCAATTTCATGAACATTCAGTTGTACAGTTGTTTCAGTCATTGTTATCAGTCCCAAGATACGTTTTGAAGTAAGAAACCAGGCATTACCATTGACCAGGCACCCTGCTCACCAGTACCACTAATTTTATATTCCCATTTATAGGCAAACTTATTATGACTGTCCCAAGTCATAAAACCTTTCTCCTTATCAAACCAGGATTTGATGGTCAGACCAAACCGATTGGAGTAAATGTTACGGGTTCGCAGTGCTCCACCAGTCTCACGGGTTTCTACAACCTTACAGGTATCAAACTGAGCCTGAAGACCTGCATCCAGGGCACAAGGAGTTTCATACACAAATGGACGATAGACTTTCGGTTTTTGTGTAGTCTGTGCCAGTGCTGGAGAAGTCAGCAACAAAGTAGCGGCAAGTGCAAGCAGTTTCATTCAAACTCTCCAGTGCGATTATGTGGTTTAGAGTTTTTGAGTGAATAAACTTCTGTGCTCAATGTTTGAACGGCACTATACAGATTGCTTTCGACTTGATTCACTTTATACTCAAGGTTTCCCATCTGACGATACAGATTCAAACAAAGTAAAAGGTTACCTGTGATGCCAATGACGATTGACCATCCGATAAGTTGCTCAAGTCGTTCTTCACTCAGTTTCATATGACTCCTCTTTGACAAGTTCCAGATAATTATAACCAATCAATTGACGCCCTGCGTGGGTGCTGGTATTAACCTTCACACCTTCACTCTCCAGTTTCTCAATGCGACGGTTAGTGGCATTATTCAGTTTGGGTGTCCAAAAGTTACTCATAGTTTTCCTCCTGTTTTGTTATATTCTATCATATATCTGCGGGCAGCGTAAGCCTCAAACTCAGATGGAAATGATGCGATGGTCCTGTTGGTATCAGTCCAGACAAGATACCATCGCTTTGCAAACTGTTTGATGTAAATGGGTTTCATACAGAAGCAGTCACGGTGATTTCTTTAACGTTCAACCCACAAAGTTGAGAATAGACACGGTTGCAGATGATTGTAGATGCTTTCTTTGCTCTGGATTTCTCATACCAGACGGTCACACAACCGTCGTAGGTTTCAACTTGAACGCGATACTTGCTCATTGTTCAGTCCTCAGGGTAGAGTTTCCAACCATCAGGGCGAATGCCCAGTTCTTCACAACGCACCTCATAAACAATGCGCTTCAGAAGTTGAAGAGGCATTTCATTCTCAATCGTTTTCTGAATGGTGCGGCGGAGTTGGGCGTCTGTGGTGGTGTCGGTGACCATTGTGGTTTCCCTTGACTACCTTAGTATTATAGGGCACCCAGAGCGGTCTCAAGAGGGTTCTGTGCCACTTGTCCAGCTGGCACAAAGTTGGTCACCAGCACTTCCGCTACATCTAGCGTAGAAGTCCCTCTACCTGCGGTATACTTAGCGGTCATATCGTAAATGTTACATCCAGGAAAATGTTTCTCATAGAAACCATCATGAATGTCTTTGTTGGAGTATGCGAAATGACCATTATGTGAGGTCAGTAGGTTACACAATTGAATTTGATGGTCTTCGGTGAACCCACCCTGATACAGAACCACACTGTCCCGATACGGAGGGTCTGCATACACAAAATCTCCATCTTGTAACGGAACGTTCTCAAATGACTCATTTAGCATCTCACAACGCTGAAATAGTTTTGCCACTTCACGGATGTTAGTTTCATTGAAGAAACCCTCTTTCTGCAGACAAGTTCCAGGTGGAGTAGAATATCTGTGATTGCATTTGATGTATGCTTTCCACATTCCGTTGAAGTTTACCTGCAGCATAAACAGCAGCAGACCAGAATAGGTAATATCATCCTGCTCAGTCATGCAATACTTCTCACGCAGTTCGTAATAGTATTCCTTACGCTCTTCTGGTGTTTTGGTCAACCATACCTGCACACATTCATTCCAGACGCTGATAACATCATTCGTATTGGTCTTGATGTTGCGATACATCAGAATGAGTTCACTGTTGAAATCATTGATGACCAGTTCTGCATTTGGATAACGTTCTGCGACCCACAGCAAGTTAGTGAGACCACCACAGAACAGGTCAACATAACGGGTGACTTTTTCGGGGTAAAACAAGTCAGCATATTGCTTTGCCATACGCTGTTTGCTGCCTGTCCATTTGAAGAGTGGTTTCATAGTAATAGCAAGATAATTGATCTATTATAGCAGAATTAAATCTTTACATCAACATATCCATCAGCGACTGCTTGAGTGCAGTTGAGTCGAACAAGTTTCGGATAAAACCTCAAACCAAGTCCATTCAAGTTATTTACGTCAACAATGTTAACGACTTTTTTAGTTTCTGGGTTAAAGTAAAAAATATTATACCAACCATCAATCTCTTTGTAACGCTTAAGTGCAAACTTACCGATAACATTATTAAATTCTTCTTTATTGGTATAGCACTCTGCCAGGTCTTCAGCAAGTTGAGTTACATCAACACCAGGATAAAGTTCAGTAAAATAATCAAGATATTGTTTTTGAGGATTTGATACTGATGCAACATGTGCAAGAAAATCTTTTTTCAAATATGCACCAGGTTTATTACCATCAAAATATTTGCGATTCAGTTCATCAACCAAACCTTTGTCCGTTATGCCAGTTTTGATAACTTTAAGACTTGAATTACTTTTTTTAACTTCAGTTTTACCTTTTTTGTGAAGACCATCATTATCGCCATGACTAAAAGAATAATCCTTAAGAATAAAGGCAAGAGCATACTCACCAATACCAATAGATCTTGTAGTAATATTAACTATAACTTCAAACAAATGGGGAAAAATAGGATCATTTTTCAAATTATCCGAAATGATATCGTTAATATCTTTACGGAAATTCTCATCAAAAATAGAAATATCAGTCAAATTTGAATCATCTTCCATCAGAGTAAGAGTGTTCTCTGGATCACCACCAAATTCTTCCTTGAAGAGCATCATAAATGCCAAAATAGTTTCTGGCAGTTCTTTACTATCAATACCCTTCTTCTTACAGAGAGCACAAATTCTTGCACGAAGTTCTTGAACAGTAGTCATGGTAATTTTTGAGTATCTCAATATTATACACCAACCATCAGGCGGTTGGGGAAGAACTGTGCCACTTGATGATCCGTCCACCCATTCTTCTCAAACAGGTACTCAAGATATAGGGTTTCTTCTTGCTCTCGTGCCTCAATTTCGTGTGGTTGATGCCAATAGTCGTAATTTTCGACGGGTTCTTTACCATAATACATTTTTCCACGCTTGGACCGCAGCGAACCCACTACCCACTGCCGCAGATGGACCAGTTCGTGCAAAAGAGTTTTTATATACAACTCCTCCTCCATATGGGTCTGAAGTTCAATAAGAAACTCACGGGGACGATAGGATTCACCCACATAGTCACAGTAACCATAAACTTCCTCACGTTTCAGACCACGATGAAGAATCTCTACCTCAATTTTATGACGGGGCAGAAACTTATTCAGAAACCAAGTGGTAACGTCCTCACAGAGGAGTTTAGAATAACCGTATCCAGAATACGTGATGTAAGACATTGACCCCAGTGCAAAAACCAAACGAAGGATGAAACAAAAAGAAGTTTTTCTTTAGCAGTCATCGGGTGTTTCAATTAATTTTCCAACGATTACTGCAACAGGAATAGAAAGTAAAATCCATAAAAGTATCCAAGTCATCGGGCAATAATATCCAGAGACTCCAGCAGCATCATAGCAAGTTCCACTTGGTTGTCCTCATCAACCACAGGAATGTTGGCATCCACAAATTCACTTGCCAGTTCGTGAAGCAACTCACACATTCTCTCATCAGCGTGTGCAAAGGTAGCAAACTCACTCTTGAAACCGTTGCACAGAAGGCGCAGAGACTTGGTGACAGTCAGTTCGTTGATTTCTTTAGCAGCGTCAAACATTTGAGGAGTGGTGTTGAACATGATGTTATTATAGGGCATCTGGGGTGCCGTGAAGCACCCACTGTGCCAGTTTTCCAAGTGGTCAGCGAGCATACAAATAAGAACCTGCCCAGTCAGCATGTTGAAGCAACCATTCACGCTGCTCGATGATACGAAGGTCGAATCGAACACCTTTGGCAGGTGCTTTCCAACTAGCAGACTTATACACTTGACCAGTCTTCTTATCTACAAAAGCGTGGACAGAACGCGAACCATTCGCATTCATAATGATCTTGTGATACTTACGACCAGTCTCAGGAAAAAAGTCATAATCACAAGTGCCCTGCTTCAGTTTATCAATTTGCTTCTGGTGATACTCATGAGTATCAGCGTCATCAATAAACTTTTGATGAGACTTGATGCTGTAATCAATGTAGTTCTGCCGCAGTGCCTCACAGAGAGCATAGGTATGCCCCAGAACAGCAGCAGCAATGTCTTTCCGTGCCTCAGCAGCAGCGGCGTAGTCAGCGAAGGTGGTGGTCATTGCTTGGTTGCGTATGAACGTATTATAGCGGCACCTAGGCACCGCTGAGGGGGTCAGTATGCCAGTTCAGGATCTGGCACCCAGTAGTCGTCTTCTCCTAAGTATCCCATCCAATCTTGGGGGTCAGAATCATACATTGCGATTTCACGCAGTTCATCCATCAGTTCAGACAGGTCCATAATGATCCTCAACTACTTGGGTATTATAGCAGAAAGCGGACTAAACCGCCAGTGCTCCAGAAGGAATCTCTACAACTTCAGGCAGTTTGCTATCATCAAACTGGTGCATATTGTAGCAGACCCATTCACCACTACGGAAGACATATGCAAACTCTTCGCTGTTGTCGGGCAGAAGATATTCACACAGGTCAGCATCAAGGCGAGGAGGAGTATCTTCGCCACGATAAGAGTAGTAGTTAGCACCATATTGGGTTTTCTGATCGGACCCAAACACTTCATCAGTCCAGGCACAGGACATATCACCACCGTCAATCAGTTCGGCAGCAAGTTCTTTGCTATTGTAGTGCGTCTTCAGGATGCGACCCAACCAAGCTTCATAACCATCCCAGTGGTGATAGGCAGACAGGATAGAACCATCAGCAAGTTCAAGACCGATGCGAGCGCGAGTTGCCATTGGGGGCGTTTGTTGATTACCCATATATTATAAGGGGTCTCCCAGCGAACCAGGAGACCCCTTGTGCCAGTTTTTCAACTGTCCTCAGTCATCATAAACTCTACACTCTAATGCATCAGGATTGGCATCACAATAAAGCTCCAATGGCGTAGGGTCATGGTCATCATCAGGATGTTTTGCTTTGTATGCTTCTAGTGCCTCAAGTTCCTCTTCAGTATGTCTCCGTGCCTGAGGTGATGTTTGTGGATCATTCAGAATACTAATATCTTTCTGAATATGTTGATCGATATTGTCCATAGTTTTGTATCTTGTTGATATATTTATTTTTTATTCGCTTAAAGAAGAACCTCTCCAGTTCTTAGGAGGGGGAGGATCACACTTACCTTCAAGTGAGCGAACCATTAGTTCGGTGAACTTTTCCATTTTTTCCGCAGAAACTGTTTGTGGAGCATATGTAATTGCGTCTTTAAGTGCCACAAGTTCATCCCATTCTTCTTTTGTAAGAACTTCTGTGCCAGTTTTTGCGAGAGTCATAAGTTTCTTGCGGTGTTTCTCAATATTAGCATTTCAATACAATACTATCTAGAAACTTAATGTTTTCTTTGGGATCAAGTCATATTACTTAATGAAATTGTCAAGTCTATCAAGATCGTTTAGTAGTTCTTTTTCTTTCTTTTTATCGTGATAATAAGACCACAAGGCATTATGAACATCCATAAGTTCAGTCACCCAGAAACCAGTAGGATAAACTCCTAGTGCATCTTGAAGACCACGATGACTCGTTCCTTCACTTTCCGCCTTACACATAATATAGCATATTGCTTGGAGCATATCAAGTTTATCAGACTCGGAAAGCATAAAATACTTTCCCACTGCCCTTTCTAGACTTTCTTGGTGAGACTTCTGCATTTCTTTGAATGAATCAGAGTTCCACCAGTCTTCAAATGCGTTTTTTCTTTCTTCAGTCATCTTTTCCAAAGATAGTTCCAAAAAAACCAGAGTCACCTGGTTTACGGTTTTCCAGTTTATCTAGCAAACTATCAGTTGTTTGCAATGACTCAATTCGGGTAATAAGGTCTGCTATTACTGAACAAACCATCGGGCGTTCTTGACGTGCTGCATATGCTAGTGCATTACGCAGTGCTCCTTCTGCTTCTTTCAGCGATTCTTCAACAGATTGTGATAGTGCCATTAAAATTCACTCCGTCGTCTTGGTGTAAAAGGTTTATCATTCCATTTGCAATAATCTGGAAGTTCTGATTTTTGATCCTCAAAGTATTGGCAAAGTTGAGCAACATCTGGGGGATATTTTGGTCTCATATATTCACTTTTAATATTATCAATATGGCAAAAAAGATTGTATCCACATATAAGAGCACCAATCATTAGAATCTATACCTTTCAACGTGTTTTTTCAAAAGATAAGATCCATCACCCTGATCTACCCATTCAATAACATCATTTTCCTTCAAATTTGCTGCTTCTAGCAGATCATCAGGGAATGTTATACAGTATTCATCTTTATCAGTGTCTTCATCTCTGACTTCTTCAACGGGCAGAACCCACGTCTTTTTCTTTTCTGGAGGAATCCAAAAACCATCATCAGTCATCGTCCAACCAGCGGCAATTGCCTCACTGTATGATAGAGTTTTACCTTTTTCCTCATCAATAGGACCTGACTTTTTATTTTGTTTTGCTTCATATTCATCAACAATTTTTTGGTAGTATTGTTGAGTCCAACCATCATTCCAAGCAGAGTTTGCTTCAATCTTTGCTTTTGTATACTCCAGACTACTTACTGTTGAACCAGTATGTTGTTCTGGAAGAGGACACTCAAAGTCATCATAACCCTCATAATACTTCTTTTCTGCAATTGCTGCTTCAAAAAGTTCTTTATCTTTTACAGGACGATGACCACTCAACAGTTCCAAAAGTCCAGAAGCACGACTCAAACGATCCTTATGATAATAATAATCTTCACGAACTACTTCACGAATCGCAGAATAGATTTCATGCGGTGAAGCATCCCCGTCTATTGCATCATGAACCCATTCTTGCAACTTTTCGAGTGAATAGTCTTTATAATCAAAGTTAGCATTATTTGGATTGGAGGTCATTGATGTAGTCTTTGATTGCTTGTTCCATAATAACCTGGATTTCTTTGCTTGTCAACCCATTTAACCATTTCCAATTTGGGTCTTGTGGGTCCCAATCCATTGAGAAAGACCCATCTTCATTTTGTGTTATCTTAAGACTATCAACATTCATCGCAGTCAGTGTCCTTGTGTTTCTTACGAATCTTTTTAAGTTGTTTCAGTTCTTCCTTGATCATTTTATATGCTTCATCGCTACCAATTTTATCACCCATCTCAAGAGCAATAATAATATCTACTCGGGTTCCAAAATGTGCGAGTGCTTTTTCAAAGCAGTCTAAGTCATACATCTTGTTCAGACCAAAAACGTTCGGCAAGAATATCTATGCGAGCGTCCAAAGAATTTTCCACACGATAGAGTTCATTTGTCGTTTCAACGTTCTCTTCTTCCAGACGCTTTACATCAAGAAGAAGAGCGTTATACTTTTCTTCAAGAGCAGAAAGTCTTTCATACAGTTCATCCATAGGAGTCTCTTGTTTCAGACCCCACTTTCTATGAAACCAATACTGTTCACTCATAATACACCAACCTCTTTCAAATAGTTTCTATACCTCATAAAACGATTCCAGTTTGGTTGTCCTGGAACATTTAACTGATAACATATTTCACAATAACACAACCACTCATACCAAGGAGTGGTAGGATCTAATACGTGATATGGATAATCAGAGTTTTCCACCTACTTCAGACTCATAAGTTTTGGATTCAGCGAAACCTTCCTGCCGTCCTTTAAGATAAAAATGTGTCGCTGAGATACACTGCTGTTCAGTGAGAGACGTGATAAGTCCGTTGCCATCCTTATCAGTGGAATACCAGAGTCCATACTTTTTTTGCTCAACGTAGAAAACATCATCAATTAGTTTCTTTTCCATGCTTTATCTCAGGATGAGGAGCGTAAAGAGGACCATCATAGTCCTTATGAATTTCTTTGAGTGCTTTAATCACTTCAGGAGTTTCTTCCCAACTCCATTCGTTTCCATTTTTATCAGTAAAGGTGCGTGCTGTCATTTCACTCCTCAAATTTGTAACTTAGTTTGATGTCTTTCTTTTTTAGTTTGTAGCGATCAATGTGCTTTTGGCGGTTGTGTTCACTATCGAAGTAACACTTACGAGTTTCATTTCCATCTTTGTAAACCAACTTCCAGGGAAACTGGTCAAAAGGAAATTCTTCGGTGTAGTCCATCAGGTAGGTTGTTCAACACGTTGAGTATACACGGAATCAAACAGTTCGTCAAGTATCTCACCACACTCGTGATACTCTTTGCTATCAAGGATGGTTTTCTCAAACTGATAGCGACGCACAGCAGTAAAGATGAGTTTATATTGTTCAGAGGTAAAGTTCATCACATTTCTCCAAGTGTATGAATGACTGGTTTTTCGTGTGCTAGGATGCGGTAAAGGTCTTCATTCTGTGCTGCTGATATGGGAATGAACTCCGTCTTATCATCAAACTCATCATCACGAATTGCTTGGTTAATTACAATAGATCCTTCTTCTCCTGACCAAGAACGATGGTATGTTCTCTGAGGAATGACCAGAGCACCAGAGCTACGATTAAGATGAACGATGTGATAAGGATACCTCCATTCAGGATTTACAAGTTCAAATGTACGAATGCCAGACAGAACACGATTGTGGTCAATCTGATGGTAATGAATGTAAAACTGCTTTGCTCCTACAATATCATCAGGAGGAGAGATAGCAGGTCCTTCATGAACTACAAGGTCGGATGCGTTAGAACCTTCTACTGAAATATCGTAGAAGATGACTGACTGGGTTTCACGGAATACTCTATGCTTCTTAAAAGTTACTTCGCTCATTAGTCGTAGGTGTTTTGCTCCTGATTCAATCTATCTATGTGATGATAAATGGTTGCTTGTGAATACTGAAATTCTTTAAACCTTTGAGGTTTATTCTTCTGCATCTTGGTCAGCATATTGATCCATTGATAGCGACTATCCACTACCCAACCATAACGACGCTCATCATGCATCAAATCAAAAATTGAGATCATTTGAACCCCTTGCTTTTCTTTTTGTCCAAAACCTCAATATGACTCAAAAAGTGTCCGCCATTTTGAAACCAAGTGAGTTGAACATCTTCATAGTTATCGAAGATAATCTCTTTACCATCTTCAAAAACAACCTTATAATCATGACGATCATAAGGTTTATCACAAGTTTGTTTAAACGTTTGAGTCATTTTAGGTATTGTGGTTTTTCTGTGTCAAACTGTGTCCACCTTGCTATTTTAAGGCACATCAGCAAAGTTTGGTGTTCACGGTTATACAGTTCCCAATCTTGTTTGAGTTTCGCAGCATATCTACGACGATAGGCACAAGACCAAACATTAAAAAAGATTTTATCCTTTTCACTCAAGGACATATCTGTTCTCCGTATACCCAACCAGTATCAGTTTTAATAAGTTCCCAATAAGAATCCCCATCAAGTCTCCTGAAGAGATAACGTGTCCCATCCTCACGCTCACACATAAAATCACACTTGTGGGGAGAATACAAGCGAACCTCAAGTACTTTGTCGTTTTTGTTGAGCATAGGTAATTACATACTTTTTGTGTTCGGTATGAAGGTCAGAACAAATATAGTGTTCCAACTTTCCACCAAGTTCTTCTGCGATTTTTTCTAATTGTTTTTCAATTTCAGTCATTGTTCATCATCCCAAGGTGCTTTACGATTCATAATCTCTTTAATTCGTTCTACCACAGCAGGGTCTTGTGGTTCATTGATTCGTCGCACAAGTTCATCATAATCCTCTACCGATAGAGTAATCTTTGGTAGTTCTTGTGCTAACCTCAACTTACGTTCTGGACTGATAGTTAGGTTGTATGGGTCATCATAAGGAAAGATATACTCTCGATACCAACCTATACTCAAACTCTCCCAGAACTCACCATATCCCCATTCATCACCGTCATTATAACAGTCAAGAATATACAAGACATTACGAAATCCATCAAGGAAGAGTTCCCATTTTGTTGGGTTTTCAAATCTCACGGCGTTTCATCGCTCCAGTAGTATCTCAGTTTATCACCATCGGCGTGAATATTCAAGTGGTAAATCTTTTTGTCTTGTGTGTAAATGCCCACCCACAGACTCCGTTCGTTCATACTTTCCAAGTGAAACATTTCCACCTCTTCCAGCACAATTTCGTCAGGATTTTCTTCCCATCTTACTAGTTTAGTCATCGTATTCAAGGTAAAAACTATCTTTTTCTAGGAAATGAATCTTATCGTGGATTGCTTGAAGTGCCGTCTGTTTGATTGCCCATAAGTCATCATCATCGTCAACCAAAATATTCACTTTGGTTGTTACATTCACTCGGAGCGACTTCATTTTGCCTCCCAGAACCTACCATCAGGACCACAAGAATAATCAAGTTCTTTCCAACGACTTGACCTCAGCATATCACAAAATCTTTTATCATATCCAGTTACAGGATTTGTGGTAGTGTTTGGTGAGGCACAAGTATCGTGTCGGAATCCCATTCCAAATAAATGAGTCAACCAATCCTTACGATAATACTTACAATCTTTACACAGTTTCATTGTTCTTTCTCACTCGTTCAAGAAACTCATCACTCTGTTGATACAATCGTGCAATCAAATCTTTGATGTCATCAATCGCAATCACATTATACTCCACATTCATATTTTCGCAAATGAGAGCATCAATCATACATTCCAGTGTGAGTGCTTGCATATGTTCTGGTGTAATTGGTGTCCCATGAGGAAGACCAGAACATTCTTCATTATAGAAGTGATTATAGCGTCGCAGAACAGTATCACTTCGTTCTTTGCGTTCCCATTCTTCCTTCTCAATCTCCGCAAGTTGTTTTAGATCATCACCATTCTCTTTGTAGAGTTTATCAACAGCATCAAGTGCTTTACGCTCTGCTTCACGACGCTCTGCCTCCTCAAACATTGCATCAGGATATGGTTCCTGATTATTCATAAGTTCCACAATCTTATTGTAATCGTGTGTGGATACTTTTGCATTGATGGGTTGCTTACTCATAAGTTTCCGGAGTTGTTCTCTACCGTATTCAGTCAATTCGTGCTTTTTGTTGCGGAGTTCTTCTATTTCTTCTTGGGTGAGATTGACCCACACCATATCATCAGGCACAGGGAGATTATGTTCAGTCATCACACTTCTCATAAGGTTGCAATTTTACCCAGTATAGATGACCACCCATATCTTTGTAAAGGAACTTGGATGGATTATCACCACCTTGAGGAAGTTCTGCCAGTTCACCTCTTTGAATGGCATCAAGTTCTTTTTGAGATGGTTCTACTGATTTACTCCATCTTCTCATAGGTTTGAACACAATACTCATCGTAACATCTCCTTCATTTTACGCAAACAATCATTAAATCCATCCACAAGTAATTCAGTATCTACATTTTGACTTCCTGCTGCTGATTGTTCTTTCGGCAACCATTCTGCAACTGCCTCTACAATATCACCACAAGCATCTTCAGAAAACCCCCATTTGTCTTTTAAGATGTTCCAGAGTTTTTGAGATTGATATTTTTCCATCAACCTATTCACAACCTCATCGGTAATGTATGAAGTAGGATTATCCTTCTCATCCCATTCTACTTCATCATACCAATCAGGTTCATCAACTACATCAAAGACACCATCTTTCTTTGCTTGTTTCATAACATCACGAAGACCTTGTGCAACTTGTTCTGGTGTTTGTGGAGTTGGTTGATATTCAGTCATTGTCTTGGAGCATCTCCCAGTATTATAACCCGTCAAGAAGGCTGAATGCAACCACTTGGTCATCAAGTCCTTACGAGTATTCACATCCTCAACTTCACAATCACCAAAGAAGTGCTCACTACGAAGTGAAAAACCACCATAAAGGTCGTTAAACCATTCCTGAAATGCGACTTCGGCAGTGTCTTCCCACTCCCATTCTGATGTAGGATGTTTAGTCATTTTCCAAATACTCCTGATAAATTGGTTGTAGAAACATATCTTTGATTTCTTCTACTGTCTTATTATGTTTTTTTGCGTCTGCTTCAAGAACTTCATCAGGCACCCAAGTTGCCGTCATTTCGTTAGAGTTTTTCCAGTCTTCAAAAGATAGTTTAGTCATAGGTCTAATGGTTGTTGTGGGTCTTGATACCAGAACTCTTTATATGTGATCCACTTTTCTACATCAGTCTCCATCTGTGCCATCCAGTGAATACCATTTGCATCAATCGCATCAAGATAATGAATGCGTGTCTTCGGATCAATTGTACGGGTGATCGTTACGAATTTAACTCGTTCAGTCATTTGTCTTTCCAAGTAAAGTCCAGAAGCAGTTTTGAAAAATATCTCACAATACGATTTGGTTTCTTTTCCAGATACACTTTGATGTTTGGTTTAATGTCCCAGTATCCTACCTCATTTGTACCAATTCTATACTCTGTGTTCCAAGATACAGTATTATTGGCAACAAGATAAGAACCGTCTGCTCCTACTGTAAGTGTGACTGGGAAACTACCATATTTTTTTGCGGATTCAAAGTTCTGAATAATACGATCAAACTTTTGATTATAACGATGCTCTTGATAGTATTTGAGTTGTGCGAACTTGTACTCTACATCCTCAATCTGGTTATCAATCTTCTCTTCAAACTCTTGTGAGATTTCTTCTAATGACTTGCGTGGTAATTGAAATGAACCTTTGATTTCAGGATGCTTATAAGGAATAGTGAAGTATTCCTTTGCGACTTCATATTGTTCATTATCTTCACCCATAGAAGCAATCAAACCCATAGTATCAAAGACATTTTTTATATCTTTGATGGTTTTGAGTTTGCTTGTATCAAGTTTATGATTTAGTCGTTCATTCATTTGACATTCTCATTAATAGGGGGGTCAATCAATCCTGGTGGAATTACATACCAGATAATGTTGTTTGTTTTGCGAATATCTGTTAGAGCATACATAAACTCATCAATAGTATTGAAAGATAATACTTCAAAGTCCTCTTCTTGATGAAGAGAAATCTTTTTATTTTGAATATCTACCACATATCTTATTGGAGTTTTAAGAAGTTCAGTCATTTCAGTTACTCTCCTTTTTCCAATTCTTGAAGGTGCCAGCAAGCATAATCGTGTGCTGCCATAAGTTTGGTTACATCATTCCCCGCAGAATTTGCAGCAGCATCTACACCATCAGCAGCATTTTTCCATCCAGCATCAGTAAGTTGCTGCCAGATTTGA